ACAAGATGACATCATAGTCTTTTAGATGCGGCTTTAGCAAGTCTTTCAATACAGACTCGCGAGAGATGCGTGATGCCAATTCCATTTCTATTGATGCCATTTCAATAGACGATGCTACAAGGTGCAGAGTAGGATGCACAGGCACTTGCAAGATTGACAAATGCCCACGCTTGTTGCGCATTGCAGAGTAAACGGATTGTTCAACCGTTGGCTCGGTGTTTAGTAGTGATGTTGTGAGATTTGCTTGCGCGTCAAGGTCAACGAGCAAAGTGCGATAACCATTCGCTGCAAGGATTGCGCCCAAAGTGGCTGTCGTAGTAGTCTTACCGACACCACCTTTTTGATTGGCGATTGCAATAATTTTACACATAAGGTTATTTTTTGATTTGGTTAATGAATTATGCTGCAAATATAAGCATATTTGGCATACTAAGCATACAAGTAATACCGACATATAACACTATTTAGTAATATTTAGCATACATATCATACTATATATACAAAACATACTGATATGTGTTTCTATATCAGTATGCTTAGTGCAAATGAAAATTCGGATATAACGTTTCACAACGTCATGCAGTTAACCTTAAATCTAATACCATGAAAACTAATGCAAATATAGCAATTTATTTCATAATAGGAATAGCAATACAACAACAATGTGGGTGATATGGCGGCAAATTCAGCATATCTTCGTGATATCCAACTTTGCTGTCACATAGCGCACATGGGTAAGTCGAGCCGCGCATAACATACCAACCTGTTGCATTTTTATTGTCTACCAAGTAATACCTTTTCATCATTCCACGAGCCAAAGTATAATCTGCAAGTGTTGCTATCGCTACAAGTTGCGACCTTGCAACGCCACGCCCAAACGAAGGAATGATTACCGGCAACCCTCTTTCTTCTGCCGACTTGACAATATCGTTTTCATAAGGTTGATAAAGATTGCTCTTGACATTCTCTATGGCATCAGCTTCCGTAACTCTCATGTACATATTTGCTGCAATGGCTATTTCTAACTCATGCACAAGGCGCGTTGCATAGACATTCATTCTCTCGTCAAACGTCAGTTCTGCAACCTCACCAAAAACGATTGGCTCTAATAGGTTTTCATCATCCTCAGAGCAATCTTCATAAACATACATTTCAATGTAGTTGCGAATTTCGTCAAGGTGTTGATGCACTAACGTAACAAGATAGCTGTAAAATGCTTTGTCCCTACGTTTCAGCACCTTTATAGGTGTCAATTTCCTGTTACGATAAGAATATTGCACAGCATCCTCAACCAAACGCCCAACTATTTGATTAACGATGCTGTCAATATTCCTTTGTAAACCAAGACGCACTATGACGTATGTTTTTGCTGCGTCAATCTCGTCTTGTGTCGGCTTTTTATCGTCACTCATTGTCTACGTTTTGGGCTTGTTGTGATTGTTTTGTGGTAATTTGTGCCAATAAATCTGCCGATTGTTCTTCTTTCATCTCTCGCATGATGCGGTCAAACTCATTGTTTTTGTCATAAGTAGTCTGCTCTGATGCAGTTTCTTTAGACAAGATATTAGAATTGACAGCACTTACAAGATTATTTATAAGTTCTGCGGTGTTTTGGTGAACGTAAGGCACGATGTATGACAAGATATTTAGACTGAGCATCTTCGTCAGCTTGCCTGTTTCAATGCCGTAGCCATAAAGGAATAACTCTTTAAGTTCATCAATTACGTGGTCGTATTCTTTAGCATCAAGCAGTGCGCGTTCCAATGACGGAGAATATATCAATTTGATTGCAACACCCGGCAAATCACCTGATTTAACTTCAGGCGGCATTACGATAAATGCACCCATGAAAATCATTTTGAGTAAGGTGTTGATTTGCAACTCAAATGCCGTTGTGCCATTCTCGCGGTTGAGGAAACTTGCATCATCATCTTGCCCCATTGTGATAGCCTTGACTGCACCATACATATCGCCTTGAATTTCTATATCTTCACCTTTAAGTATCATAATAGGGAAGGCGTATGCCATATTGTTTTGGCAAAGGTGCGAAATTGCAAGTTCATATTTGTCGATAGCATCTTGAACGGGAGACCAACAAGCACCGATTTCGTCACGATGATAAATAACCGGCACACGATTGAAATTGTGGCGTTCCTCTTTAACCAAAGAATACCCTTCAAGATTAAACCATGACTTGACCTTATTAACTGCGCCCTTAAAACCTTTCATATCCATGCGATAAGTGCGCATATATGTATCATCCCACATTTCTACCCATGACACTTTCTCTGAAGACTCTTCGTCATAGTCGTAATATTGGCGTGCAAAGCCATCTAATTTGCCTGTAACGCCATCATAATGCGGAAATGATGTATCGCCATTGAGGAATGAAAGCACTTTTGTATAAACTTTGCCTTCATGCATATACATAACCATTGCGGCATCGCCTGTAATCTTGACAGACTTAAAGAAGTCATAGAGTTTGATGTCAATATTCTTGTCGAGCCAACCTTTTTGAAACTCCAAGAATAAGTCATTTTCCTCTTGTGGTACAGCATTGCTGTTGGTAAGTTCATGGCGAATATCATTGCCGCAAAGGTGTACAAGTTGCTGTGCAGTGATAATCATTTGCAACGGAAAGCAAGCGCGAAATACGCTCTCTTTGAAGTATTGCTTTTTATTATCATCATACTTTACTTTGTCGGGATAATACTCTTGCGAGTTGATTTTGTGTCCTGTTGGATAATACTCACGTAAGAAGTCTGACTGTGATACAACGTCAAACAACATCTTTTCGGGCAAATAGAATGCCTTGCGTGGGTCGCGCACAGTGCGCTGTTGTGTGTAATAATCGGGGCGTATCCTTGTGAAAGGTCTGCGCACCAAGCTATCTGTAATCATAATAATCCTAATCCTTTAAAATGTCTATTTCGTTTCTTTATTTCAAATATCTTAATCATTAACAATGCCTCAAAGTAGTCGGGAGAGTGTCCGACAAAACGTTTCATCATTGCTTTTTTGATAATCTTCCAACCTTTGCCGTTTTCCTCATCTTGTCGTATTGCTTTGCGCTCGCGGTTGAGGATTTGCGCTAATGGTGTATTGGAATACCCTTTGCCACTATACTTGCGACTAAGTAAGTCGGGATTAATAGAATACTCGCCATTAATCAGTGATCGAGCAAACAAGTAAGCGGCTTGTGATTTGATGTCGTGATAAACATTCTTGTATTTATCATCGACACCTTCAGTATTGCAGAAGGGTAGGGCGCGTGGAAAATAGCCTTTTAATGTCTGCCCCAAGCCATTAAGGTCGTAGGTAAAGTTTTCCTCTCTAACACCCCATTCTTCAAGCTTGACCTTTATTGCATTGACAGTGCTGCGTGAGTCCAAGTGACACACATACAAATCTTCAATATGATTACCAATAAACAACCAAAGCACACAAGCATCGCCACCATCGAAAGCAACGTCACAAGAGCAACGCCTTATACCATCGCCTTTTTGTACCGGATTATTAAAGAACTTTTCAAGGTGTGATTGCTTGATGAAATCATCGCCAACGTCTTTATATTTCCAATTGCCTTCAAGGTCGCGAGCGCGTTGTTCCTCTGATTGATTGGCAAGGTTAGCCAAGTAAGTAGGGTCTGATGCAAGAAGTTTTACATTGTCGACCAACTTTGCCTCAACGAAAGCAACTGACTTGATAAACAAATCTTGTGGTCGACCATATATATTATATTCGTCAGTCCAATATCTATCAATAATGCTGTGGCATTGCTCATACACCTCTTCGCGGCTGTCTCCCCAATAAATAGAGTCAACGCTGTCACCATCCATGAAACAATAGCGAACAACACTATCACGCTCTGCAATTGGCAGACCATCTTCGCCAATCCACCAATCAATAAATTTAGCAACCCAACTATCAGGGTCAGGGTTACAAGTGCCAAAGAAACGATTGCGAATACCAAACGCATTACGATTACAAGTGATAAGATACTTGAACTTTAGAAACTCCATGTGCGTTATCTCATCGACACCAATGTAAGAGAATTGTCGACCTTGAAAACGTTTCTTAAACTCATCGTAAGAGTCTGCGTGGTATGAAAAGCGCAAGAACCCACCGCGATTAAAAGTCCAACGTTGGTCTGTCTTTGAGCGCAAACGCTCGCCAAACTCACCGAATATTTGGTCTGATGTTTCTGCTATATCGGACAAATCCTCAATTTCGTTACGTAATATCAGCGCACGAAAATTAGGATTATCCATATCATACGCGCCTTCAAGCAATAGCGAGAATGTCTTTGAACCACCACGGCAACCACCGCCAATTGTTATATCGGCAATTGACGAAAGCATATTTTCTTGACCGCCCCGTTGGGCGAATAACGCTTTACTCGCAGTGTTTTTACTCGCTGCTTTGCGCATTTTTTCAAGTTCGTAGTAAGAAATATATGTGCCTATGCCTGCCATTTATGTTAGTTACGCGGCTTTATTTGCCTATAAATAAGATATTTTGGACAAAAATAAAGAATTTAAGTCGAAAAACATTACTTTTTTGCCAAAATATTTTTCAAAATGGGTACAAAGTTATTATATTTGCAGCAACATAAAACACTAAGGTAATCAAGAGTGATTATCTGATATTCTGAAAAACACGCTTTTAATAATGGAAAAAGAAAAAATCTTATCCACACTGACTGAAAAGCTCGGAACAACCGGCTTATCAGCTAAGACCATCGGAGACTATTTGGATGGCAATCTCCCTGCTGAAGGTGTAGAACCTGATGATGCTTACTTTACTAAGCACGTGACTATCTTAAAGTCACTTTCAGGAAACTTTAACCACGATGTTGCGCAACAGGTTGAAAATTTCAAGAAAAATTACAAGCCTGATCCGCAAAAGGTTGAACCGCCAAAAGACCCCGAACCTCCGCAACCTGCAAACAATGATAAAGAGTTGCAAAAGTTGCGTGACGAATTAGCCGGACTTAAAACCATGCTAACTGAAAAACAGAACGCGGAAACCCAATCGGCTATTATGAAGGATGTAAGAGCTAAGATGCTTGAAAAACACGCTGATGACTCCTATGTACTTGATAAAACTCTTCAAGGCGTAACATTCGATGTAAAGAAATCAATTGACGAACTCGTTACAGAGCAACTTACTCGTTACGATGCCGAATTGAAGGCTTGTCGTGGAACAGGTGCTAAACCTCGCAACACGGGCAATAATCCAACAGGCAGTGGCAGTAGTGCAGTTGATAGTTATTTCGCAAAGAAAGCAGCGCGTGAAGGTTGGGCGAAGAAATCATAACAACTATTACTAACTAACGTAAAACAATCTTTCCAATGGCAAATCAAGGTAACACTTACGATGTCAACACATTCAAAGTGGGTCACGCAAGAAAGGTTTGGCGCGAAACTCGTCATCGCTATCCCGGTGGCGGTCTTATTTCCAATGTTGCAGATTGGGTAGACGCAAAAGTTATACCGGCAGGCACACCTGCAACAATCGACTTGGAAGCTAAGACTATCGTTGCTCACACAGCAGCACAAGTCGCAGCAAGTTCTATCGCTAACCTCGGCATCAACGGCTTCACACAAGAAGACGTACAAATCACAAGCAAAGACACCGTTGCATCAGCAACCGTTGTTTATGATGGCGAACTCTATGGATATATGCTTGATGCAGATGTCCTTTCGGCTATCAAAACAGCAGGTGGCGTAGCTCAGGTAACTATTGTTTATTAACCTCTAAACACCTAACATTA